CTTCCGGGCTCCACAGCTGGGATTCCACCAGCGACCCTATAGCAAGATGGAGGTACAGATGTACAGAGTTAGGAAAAGGACATTGGGCACCTACTCAGGTGGCTCAATTAAAGGTCCTACGCCTTCATATGATCGCTCATACTTGGGCGGTCCTAGTACATCTGAGGTCTGTAAAGACCACACCTCGCCGGGACCACCATATCTTACGTCCAACAGTTTAGGGCTAAGGAAGGCAACTGTTACGCCTACCCGAGCCAACGGCTGGTCGACTGTATATGGTGTGGTGCCTGTTAAATATAACAGCGTACCTATTGGGCTTCGTTCGCCTGATGGTCTCCCTCTACATACTTTGGCTCCTTGGAACTCGCTGGAAACAGCGGCTCTTGCGGAGCTGAACCCTTCTGCACCAATCGTAGATCTCGGAGAGTTTCTCTTCGAACTGCGAGAGGCCAAGAAGCTTGTCACATCTGTGAAAAGCATCTGGGATCGTCGCCTGAATTCTAATCCAGGCAGTGATTACCTAGCCTATAACTTTGGCTGGAGACCACTGATTGCAGATCTCTTGAAGATGGTCAACCTTGCTCAGCTTGCTGAGCAGAGGATTGAGTCACTCCAAAAGAGGGTAGAGGAGGGAGTGCGGATAAACCTTGGTTCGTCCGACATTTCCTGGCTATGGATAGATTCCTTTGACGATTTTCCTTACCTTTCAACGACCTTCTATTCGGTCAATGAGCACACCAAGAATTGGTGTACTGGTAGGTACTCGATCATTGGAGAAGTTCCCAAAGTCCGCGGTAATTTGCGGGACCTGGTGACTTTCGGTCTCTCTCAACCGGCCACTTCAACGTGGAATGCGTTGCCGTGGTCTTGGCTGATAGACTATTTCGTCAATATAGGCACCTTCTTAGAAGCTGCCAGTGGGGGTATCCCCTTCACTTTGACGGATGCGTGTATCATGTCACTATCCCAAATGGATGTAAAATACATCCGTAATTCTTCGGGATGGGGACGAGAGAGTCCCGGTAGTGCGACCTCCACTGAAAAGCGGAGGCAGCCTATCGCTATCCTAAGCCCTAAGTATGCTATTGAGCCGCTCCTTACGAGCGGTCAAAAGCTAAACCTTACGGCTCTTGCTATAGCCAGATCAGCGAAATGATTCGCTGACTTGGTTGCCATCATGGCAAAACTCCGAAAGGAGTCAATGAACGTCGTGAGACGTCCATTTCCCAAGAAGGAACTACTGCATGTTCGCAAATACCATGACCCTCACAGTGAATGGTGATGCTATCACCATGACACGAGTGAATCAGGAGAACTACTCGTCCTCCTACTATGGGGTTTCGACGGATGGACAACGGTATCATACCATGTCCATCAAACACACTCTTCCTAAGAAGGAAGGTGACGCCGAGTCCCATATGGTCAGAATCGACACGAAGTTTTATGACTCCACTGGAGTCTATCTTCGGGAACAGTCGGTCTGGTTCGTGCTCAAAGTGCACGACGCCAGTCAAGACTCAGCAGCCATGAATAATGTTTACACGGCGCTGGCGACCTTATGGTCGAGTTCTGAGATGCTTAGGGTGGTAGGGCGCGAAAGTTAGCGCCTAACCCTCCCGTTTACTTCTCATCGATGGTATTAGTCAACAGCTCCGAAAGGACCTGAAAATGACTAAATCCTCACATGCAGTTCTTGGCCTCCTCCCCTATGTCTTGTTGGACATGAGGAGGGAGTTCCAAGGGCTGTCATGTACTATCGACACTTTTGAGAGCTGGCTTATGAAGCTGGCCCTCACTCGTGGCCGTAATCGATTACTACTCCTTGAGCTACCTGCTCTAGGAAAGGTCTTCGATAAGGGACTGTCCTCGGGAAGAATTCCCAACAGTTCCGACGGCATAAATCTATGCTATCATCCGGGGAAGTCTTCCCCATTAAGTAGAATGCTAGCACAGCTGTTCGATAGTACAGGGTACCTGTACGATTGTAATGATCCAACCTATGTCTTTTTCATGCGCACGATATTCTACGCGCATAAGAAAGTTAAGTTGAATTGTCCAATCGAATCTGTGCAAGCCAAAGTTGAAGGATATATATCCAATGACCAAGACTTGCGACAGCCAAACTTACCCTGGGGTCGAGCTTGGAATGTTCCATATGGAATACTCCATGCTCCTCGTTCTTTTGCATTGGGAACACCAAATGGTGCATGCCCAACTGCGGAACCGAGACTCCCGGGACTCGAATCAGAAGATTCGATTCGAGTTACCGGAAGTAATCCTGGCTGGAACGCCAGGAAACAGACCACAGGACGATCACCTCTTCTGGATTGTGATGAAGCTTTTGCATCACGCAGTTCAGGAAGGGAAGATCAGAGGACTCATGAAGGAGCACTTGGCTTTCCAGCCGAATGCGCGCCCGGGGATGATTATTTCCCGGTTGTTCGCCAACAAGGCGACAGCGCTGAGCGACGTATGTCACTCATTTCTTCACGACGCAGCAGGGAACTTGAGGAAACGAGAGGACATTGTGGTACAAACCACACTGTCCCTCCTCGGGTCTCTCAAGGACGAACGCAACTAGATCGCGTTCTTTCCTACTTGCGATATGTTTGCGACGTAACCACGCCGCAAGCGGAAGTTCCTCAGTTTGGGTTGGTACCCAGACACGGACCCGGTGCAGTCTCAGACGCCCAAACTGGTACTGACAAGTATCAGTTTAAGTACTGGCCTCTTAAGCTTGGCGAGTACTTCGATGAGTTCTATTATCGAACCCATCGGGACACCCCTGAGGTGCTTAAGGAACTCTGCGAGACGAGTAAACTGGAACCTCCAGGGCGGCTTCTTGCCGTCCCAAAGGATTTCAGTGGACCTCGACTCATAACAGCAGAGCCTACTGCACATCAGTTCCTGCAACAGGGACTGTTGAGCTGGTTAAGGCAAAACCTAACACCAGCCCATCGCACTTGCATTGACTTCCGCTCACAAACGCGGAGTCAGCTCGCTGCACAGAAAGCATCAATTGATGGCATTGCTGCCACAATTGACCTCAAGTCAGCCTCTGATAGGCTTTCTTGCTGGACAGTGGAAAGGGTGTTCGCTTCGAACCCCTCTCTATTGTCTGCTCTAAATGCAGCCCGGACTAGTACCGTAACTAATGGTACTAACACCGGACCTAAGTTCTCCCTCAGACTGAGGAAGTTCGCAGGACAAGGCAGTGCGGTGACCTTTCCAGTGCAGTCTATGGTCTATGCCAACGCCGCTATCGCTGCGGTTATGGCTAGTACCAACAGTACGCTCCGTAGAAGGAGCGTGCTGCAGGCTGCTAGAAAGGTTCGGGTCTTCGGTGACGACATAGTACTACCGTCGTCATCTTGCCCTGAGCTGAGCTTGATACTCTCTCACCTTGAATTACAGGTGAATCTTTCGAAGTCCCATACTACAGGGAACTTCAGAGAGTCGTGCGGCGGGGATTACTTCGAAGGTTACGATGTAACACCCCTGTATTTTTCGCACTTCAAGCCACAGCTAAAACGTGCTGAGACCATGGCCTCGTGGGTGGAAGTTAGTAATAACGCCCACCGTAAGGGACTATGGATTACGGCTCGCAAAATGGGCCAGGCGGCAAAGCCGCTTGTCCGTTCTGTGAACGTACCTCAAGCACTCTCCCTCTTTTCGTTCCTGCCTTACCGTTACGTCTCAGGACGTGGTCGTTACGACCACGAACTTCAAGGCGTCAGGTATTTCTTACCTGTAGTAAGGACATGGACAGAGTGGGAGGAAAGGTCCTCTCATGATTCTCTTCTCCAGTACTTCTTGGAGAAGCCCGAGCCAGATTCTCACTGGCAATCCGGGTTCATGAAGAGAAACGCCGTCCAAATTCGGAAGGCGTGGGTCACTCTCACCTAGAGAAGGTAGAGAGGGGGTTTGGCG